AATTACGTTCAATCAAATATAAGCAATTTTTAGAACATTATCAACGACAATTAACTTCACGTGATGTCCAACAATATATTGATGGTGAGCAAGATGTTGTAGATCTACAGCATTTAGTCAATGAATTTGCATTGGTTAGAAACAAGTTTATTGGCTTCACTAAAGCAATAGATGCCAAGCAATTCCAGATTAATAACATAATTAAACTGCGATCTGCTGGATTAGAAGACCTAGGTCTTTGAAAACAAAGAGAAATATAAGTTATTGATTTTTAAGAGAATCCAAAAATATCTGTAAGTCATTGATTTTTAAGAGAAAATAGTAAGAATTCATGGTTGACAGACAAATAATCAGACTTTATAATAGTAGTATAGAATAAGGCTATAAGGTATTTTTTGGATATGAGACGTACATCAAGACTGGTTTACAAGACCAACCCCGAATTTCCCACCCTTGACGTTATTGCCACTGCTATAGCAGTTGACAATATGCAAGGATTTGTTCGTAGTGGCCAGGGTTACACCAAGGTAAATGACGACGGTTCAGAAGAAGTAATAAAGGATAATAAAACTATTGTCCTTCATTCTTTGCTTAATAAAGAAGGAGAAGGAATAAAACCTACTACTTCCGATCGAGAAGCGGCAGTACATTTAGTAGATGATGTAACTGGTCGACTTACTATGAAGAAGTTGGGTGGCAACCTAAATGAATTTGAAACTGCATTAATGGAAAACGTCACTGCCGAAAAGGTAGGTGTGTACGGTGTTGCATTGATTGCAAGTATTCCAAATACCCAAAAGCATCAAGTAAAGAGAGATACTGTTAAGGACAGACTCGACAACTTAATAAGTTCGAGTGAAATTGTCGGTAAGATGGGTACTCGTTGTATGTTTACTTTGGACATAATTGATATCACTTTTGTTAAGAAAATGGGTATCTTTATGGTAACCGGGTTAGAAAATAATAAGAATGTTGTTAAGTTTTGGTTTTCCAGTGACCCGGATATATCCGGAATACTCGAAGGAAAGACTATTACTCTTGCTGGTTTTGTGAAAAGTCAAGGTAAAAGTAAGTACAGTAACTGTCAAGAAACCATTATAAACCGCGTTAAAGTCTCAGACGTTTCATCATAAATAGTTATAATAGTTTGATACTATGATGAGACCACTGAGGACAATATATGGTTTTTTGGAGATGGTGGATTTTTACAGGTTTACTCGCGTTTAGTGGTGGATACTGTCTATATGAAAATTTACATCAATGGTTATGGAATAATGATGTTACAAAACTCAGTTTTGTTATATTAATTAGTTTCATATTCATATCTCTTTATTGTGGTCAACTTTCTTATCTTAAGTATAAAAAACCTAATAAAAAATTAAATCTTGAACCTGTATGGTTTGCTAGTGAAGCCTGTATTACTGTTGGTATGATAGGAACAGTAGCAGGTTTTCTACTGATGTTAGGTACAGCATTTCTAAATATTAATGTAGAAGAAACTGAAACATTACAACGAGCAATTGGTCAATTGGCTGTAGGAATGAGTACAGCATTGACTACTACATTGTTGGGTCTTATTTGTAGTCTATTAATTAAGTTTCAATTGATTAATATCGAAAATTCCGGGCCGACGAAAAAGACATCCGGCGCTTATCCGAAGAAGTGAAATGGATAGGCGGAAACATAGAAGCACATTTGCATTCGTAGATTTACTTTTTAATTTAACTGTGGGTTTTGTTATGCTATTCATTATAGCATTTATTCTTATATCACCTCCTACTACAGAAAAAAAGATGGATCCCGATGTACAGTTTGTTATTAAAATGACATGGCCAGATAAAGATAAAAATGATGTAGATTTATGGGTACGTGATCCTTTGGGACAAAAAATAGGATATAGAAGTAGGGAAGCAGGTTTTACTAATTTAGAAAAAGATGATCTAGGTCAGTCAAACGATTATGCAATAATAAACGGCGAAAGAAAAATAGTATATCAAAATCAAGAATTCGTTTTTATTCGTGGCTTTATTTCTGGACAGTGGAGAGTTAATATTCATTGGTATAATAAAAAGGATAAAGAAACTGCTGAAATTCCAGTACTCATCGAATTATATGATAACAAACCTAATTTTAAATTATTGGCTAGTCAAGAAGTACTATTAACAAAACGAGGTCAACAATTAACTGCATTTAATTTCATGATGGGCGAAGATGGAAAGATTTTTGATGTAAATTATGAAAAGGCAAACTGGATTTTGAGTGGTGTTGTTTCATTTGATCATGAAGCATTGCCCCTAACAAGTGCTACAGTTGAAGAAACAACTGCAACAGAGGCTCCTCCATGATTGAACACATATTAAAAACATTATTAGTATCAGCACCAACTCTTGTTGTTACAGCGGTTATTATTTCTACAATGTGTGTTTATACATTGTGTCAGAGCAAAAATGTTAATGTTGTAATTAAATGGATTTCACCGCCCGTAGTTTTTACTCTTATTATGACTTCAATGATATGGATTTATTCTATATATGGATTACCTAGATACGAACAACCTGCAGGAAAATGGACATACGTATGGCATGAAGAACGATTTATAGATAAAACATCACATGCGTTATTAGTAGCATATACTGTAAAAGATAAAACTGAACGTTTATATCTTTTTGTTGTAGATGATGAACAAAAAAAGAAGTTACGAGAAATGAAAGAAGGCAAATTAGCAGGCCGGCAGGCTGTGGCAGAATTTGAAGGGGAAGGAGATGGTCGTAATAGACATAGAAATTCTATAGAACGACAATTACATTATAAATTTGTAGACGAAATGCCAGTTGAGCCAAAAGCAGGAGAAGATACTGCTTCTATAGAACCTGCTGTAAATCTAGCAATTACCCTAACACCCGAAGAAAATACCACACAAAAGTCGCGGCATCGCTTATTTACGGTGGGACATTAACCCTTAAATCAGTAAGGTTTCTAATATTTTTTATAAGTCATTGATTTTACTAGGTTTATAAGTCATTGATTTTAGGACATTTCCCAAAATTTCTGTAAGTCATTGATATCATTAATAAAACACCAAGAAATACCGGTTGACAGATCTACCATATGAGACTATCATATATATAGTGGTAGTGTGAATCGTTAAACGAGGGTTATTATTATGCGAAAAGTCCGTGTTCTTAACGGCGAATATGGTGGCAAGGTTGTTACCAATACAGTGTTTCCTTTATGTAAAGGTTATAAATTGGGGAAACATGGTGGGTTCATTACAGTTGATGGATCTAGGGTTGCTGGATATCCAGACAGAAAAATTCGGATCAAACTTGATCGGAAAGGATATGAGCCACTTGTTCCAAAAGAAGTAAAAGAAAAACTTGAACAAACCGACGAAGAGCGAATGAAAGAAATTCGTGAGCGGTTTGAAATCCTGGACGAAATGACTGAGGCCACAATGGAAGGCACAGTCCGTGGTATGATTGTATCGGGTCCTCCAGGAGTAGGCAAGTCATTTGGAGTTGAAGCAGTACTTGAGAAGGCTAACATCTTTAACAAGATAGGTAGTCAGCCAATTAAGTATGATATCATAAAAGGTGCAATGACGCCCATCGGTCTTTATACTTTGTTATATAATTGGTCCGACAAGGGTAAAGTATTAGTACTTGATGACTGTGACACTATACTGTTCGATGAATTGGCACTGAACCTTTTAAAGGGTGCATTGGACAGTGGTAAGAAACGTCGACTGTTTTGGAATGCTGATTCGTCTATGTTACGGCGCACAGGAGTTCCAGACTATTACGAATTCAACGGATCAATAATTTTCATATCCAACCTTAAATTTGATAATATGGTTAGTGGTGGAAGGTTAGGTAAAGTTAAAGATCACTTGAAAGCGATTTTGTCTCGTTGTCATTATTTGGATTTGACACTTGATACAATGCGTGACAAGATGCTCCGTATTAAACAGGTTGTTGGAGACGGTATGCTAGATGATCATAAACTTGCTGAAGGCGAAAAGGAAATGATCGTTAAATACATAGACGATAATAAGGAAAAGCTGCGCGAAGTATCACTGAGAATGGTACTCAAAATTGCAGACTTGTTTAAAATGGCTCCCAAAAATGAGAAGTGGAAGCGGCTAGCCGAAATGACTTGTATGAAACGAGAGGTAGTTGAAGAATGAAAGCCAGATAGCACACACCACTAAAATAATAATAACATATCTGGTTTCATGGAGCGGGGAAGGAACTTCCCCGCTTTTCTTGTGTAATTAACAAATAGAGTGTATAATAATAGTTGTATGAAGCAATGTAAACTAATCATAAGAGACGAAGTTAATATTAAGTTTGATGGGTTAGATCCACCCATTCGTCGTAAGTTAGAAAAAGAGTTAAAGTTTTTCTTACCTTATGCATATCATGTTCCGTCTTATAAGTTAGGTAGATGGGATGGATGTGTGTCGTTCTTTACTGTAGGAGGTATGACATTTCTTAATTTACTCGATCGTATATTACCCTTTCTTAATCATTATGATATAGAAATAGAAGATAAACGCGAACCGTTTGACTTTAAATTTGATCCTATTGATAAGGATCATTTTAGTGAGTATACTTGGCCAAAGAAACATACTGCCGCAGGCCAACCTATTGTACTGCGTGATTATCAAGTAGAAGTTATTAATAAGTTTTTAAAGAGCCCACATGCACTTCAAGAAGTCGCTACAGGGGCCGGTAAGACGCTCATAACGGCGTCTTTAAGCAATTTAATCGAGCCATGGGGGCGTAGTATAGTCATAGTACCAAACAAGTCACTAGTGAAGCAAACAGAAGCGGATTACAAGGCATTAGGACTGGATACCGGAGTGTATTTTGGTGATAGAAAAGACTTTGGACATACTCATATGATATGTACATGGCAAAGTTTAAACATAATGGAGAAGCGTTTCAGGGATGGATTAAGCGATGTTAGTATTGTAGATTTTGCAGAGGATGTTATATGTGTAATTGTAGATGAAGCACATATGGTTAAAGCAGATGTTCTTAAAAAGTTATTAACAAGTGTATTTGCTAAAGTTCCTTTACGATGGGGACTAACAGGAACAATACCAAAAGAAGAACATGAGCAAGTTAGTCTTAAAGCAAGTATTGGAGATGTTATACATCGATTGGGTGCGGCAGAATTACAAGATAAAGGAGTTTTAGCCAACTGTGAAGTAAATATTATACAACTAGAAGAAACGGCTGTATATAAAAATTATCAAAGTGAACTATCTTATTTGGTTGGAGATAAACAACGATTGGATTATATGGCAGGCTTGATAAAAAGTATTTCTGAATCTGGTAATACTCTTGTATTAATAGACAGAATAAAAACGGGCAAGGGATTAACAGAAAGAGTAGATACTTCTGTTTTTATATCAGGCTCAGTGAAAACAGATGAAAGGAGAGAGCATTATGATGAAATTCAAGATAGTGACAATAAGATTATTATTGCTACTTATGGTGTTGCCTCTGTCGGTATTAATATCCCTAGGATTTTCAATCTTGTTCTTGTTGAGTCTGGGAAGAGTTTTGTACGAGTTATTCAAAGTATCGGACGGGGCATTCGTAAAGCAGAGGACAAGGATTTTGTACAGATCTGGGACATCACCTCGACGGCCAAATTTTCTAAAAGACATTTAGCCAAAAGAAAAAAGTTTTATAATGAAGCAAAGTATCCTTTCAATATAAACAAGGTAGATTATAGATGTTAATTTTAACAGTAGAAAACGAACCATATCAATTAAACAATATACCCGAAGAGGTAGAAGATATTAGATATTGTGTTATGGATTATAGTGATCCTACATTTGTAGATTATATATTTGTGCCTTTAATATTTTTAGAATCATTTAATGCTCCTGCGGCAGTATTAAGTATAAACGGTCGACAATTTACAATGCCAATTGATTGGTCTTTAATTATTGGAGATGTAGAAGCAGGTGACCCCGAAGTTATTTCTATATTACATATTAATGATAGGGGATTTGATGCGTTTTGTTATAATCCTCTTAGTGATTATCAAATATCATTTAAACCAGTAGACATAGTTAATATATATAGCGAAGTAAAATGGGTATTTCCTAAATTAAAATATGGGCATATTCTTGCTGTTCCTACTGGCCAAAAGAAAAATGATCCTGTTGCTTATTTTATAAAAGAAACAAACAAAGTACCAGATGTACTTGATTTAAATCAAATTTGGTAATATAATAGTAATAATGAAGAAGGATGATAAAAATATACCGCTAGGTAAAATATTAGAAGCAGTAGATAAACGAAACAAGTCTTTTTGGGATTCATTAACAGAAGAACAAAAGAATGCGTTTTCTGCTTGGATATATATGCGATATGTTAGTTGTTGTAGTTCAAAAGAAAAGAAGATAAACTATCATTATCTAACAGCCATTAATGAATTTGTTAATGTTAATTTTAATGATATCAGGCACCATGGAGAATTACAATATAAATTAATGGCACTATGTGGTGTAGGAAAAAAACAATTTCATCCATGGGTTAAACCAGGTAAAGGAATTAAGAAAAATAGACTAACTACTTGGTTAGCAGATGTACATAAACATTTAAAAGAAGACGAAATAGAACTTTTGACAGAGTTAAATTCTACAAAAGAATTAAAACAGTATGCAGAAGATCTAGGATTGCAAGATAACGAAATTAAGAAAATATTCAACTAATGAATAAATGTGGTTATTGTGAACGTGAATTTGTGCGAGAACAAACATTGGCTGTTCACATGTGTGAACAAAAGCGGCGCCATATGGTTAAAGGCGACAGGCATGTTCAATTAGGATTTAGGGCATATCAAAATTTTTATTCAAATAACACTAATGCAAAAAATGATAAAACATATGACGAATTTGCTGATTCAAAATATTACAAGGCATTTGTTAAGTTTGGAAAGTACATTATAGATATAAATGCAATTAATCCAGAAGCATTTATAGATTTTGTTTTACGAATGGGTGTACGAATAGATGATTGGAGTAAAGATTCTGTATACAATGAATATATTTGTGACTTAATGAAAAGGGAGTCTGTTGATAGAGCAGTAGAACGAAGTATAATATTAATGCAAGAATGGTCTTCAGAATGCAATGAAGATTGGACTAACTTCTTTAATAAAGTATCTACTAATATGTCTGTGCATATGATTAAGTCAGGAAGAATTTCTCCATGGATACTTTATAGTTGTCCAGGTGCACAAAAGTTATTAGACAGGATGTCAGAAGAGCAAATACAAATGATAGCAGATTATATAGATCCTAGTTATTGGCAGAAAAAAATAAGCACCAATGAGAAGGATTCAACATGGGTAGAACATGTCTTTAAAGAAGCAGGAATCAGTTAAGTTATTAAAAGAAGATCTTAGTAAAATACTGATCAAGAATAAAATTATTAATAGGTATTCTAAAAGTCCACTAGATAGGGGCGGAGCAGAAAACTATTTACGAGGTTGTGGAGTAAATTGGTCTGTTTCGTCTGATAAAATATTAGAAGATTTAGTAAACTATATAAGAACTGGATATTATAAAAAACCAAAAAGGAAAACATAATGGCTATTTTAAGACGAGTAGGTATTATAATGGGCAGTGCATCTGATTCAGAAGTAATGAATCATTGTGTTGAAACGTTAAAAGAACACAATATATCATTTGATATAATTGTAGCATCAGCACATCGCGATCCCGATAAAGTTAGAACATGGGTTCTTAATGCCAAACAACGGGGTAATAAAATCATTATTGCCGCGGCAGGTATGGCAGCCGCATTGCCCGGAGTTGTTGCCGCATATACAGATTTACCTGTTATAGGTGTGCCAATGAATTCAGGGTTAAATGGAATGGATAGTTTGTTAAGCATATCGCAAATGCCAAGAGGTGTTCCGGTAGCATGTATGTCTATAGGAAAGCATGGTGCAGTTAATGCCGCATTGTTTGCAAAACGTATATTAGAGTGCGACCATACAAAAACAACTGATGATGACTATATCGATAATAACGATGAACCAGATATAGATAGAGACTGATGAAATCTACAACAGATATTGATATTGATGTAGCAAATCGCGACACTGTTTTAAATTTGTTTAAACATACTCCTGCGGCATTGACTAAAGATAAAGGGTTTGTTAAGCATAATACAGGTGTATACTTTCATAAGATGCCCAAAAATCCTATTACAGGATTAGCAACTATAGATCATAAAGAAGCAGAAGAGGAAGGATTTTTTAAATTAGATATTCTTAATGTGGGTGTATATAATCAAGTAACTAGTGAACAGCATCTAGTAGAGTTGATGTTAATAGAACCGCCATGGCATAGATTATTAGAAAAAGAATTCACAGAGCAGTTAATACATATAAGTAATCATTATGATATTATAAAACAAATGAAGCCAGAAACAGTAGAACAACTGGCGGCAATATTGGCAATAATACGTCCTGCAAAGCGATATTTGTTAGGAGAAAGTTGGGATAAGGTATTTGAAGAAGTTTGGAAGAAGCCAACAGATGATACTTATTACTTTAAAAAATCACATGCAATTGCATATGCACATTTGGTAATTGTACACATGAACTTATTATGAAAGAACTATATAACAAAAAATTCTCAATAGGACATTGGGATAGTACACCTTCTGAAGATCTCTATTTACGATGTTTTGAAAATTCCTCTGAGCAATACAAAAACGAAATTTACGATATTTACTATGGTGCTACTTTTTATCATTCGTCTGGGTTACGATATGGTAATACTATGGGAGTAGATGCATCCGAAGCACACTATAAAAACTTATTAACAATTCAAGAAAAGTATGGCATTCCTATTTCGTTAACAATTAATGAAATGAATAGACCAATGCATATGCTTCGTCCAGACATCACAAAAGACTTTGTAGATTTTATAGGAAAATATTATGCAGATGGTGTTCGAAGTTGTACAATAAGCCACACTCATTTAATGCGATTGGGAGTATTGCAAGAAACATTTCCGGAAATGGATTGGAAGAATACAGTTAACCATGGAATAAGAACTACGCAACAGTTTATTGATTATGCTAATTTAGGTTATACAACAGTTCAGTTAGATAGAGACTTTAATAGGAATCGTGGTGAATTAAGAAAAGTAAAAAAGGAAGCAGACAGGTTGGGTATAAAAACTTGTCTTTTAGTTTTTGAAAGTTGTTTGCCCGAATGTCCTTTTAAAACAGAACATGACTGTTGGCAAAGTGGAGAACTGGCAGGTACAGGACATAGTTATTGGGGAATGATAGGTAATACATGTGTTGGTTGGAGAAACGAATTAGAATTACATTCCGGCCCCGACGGTAAACATTTAGAACCCGGTGTTACTAATCCAAGAACAAGTACAGACCTTATTATCCACTCTAATAAAGATTGGGATGAATTTGCAGAGTTAGTAGACATATTTAAACTATCTGGAAGATTAAAAAATCTAGATGATGCTGACCAAGGAGATAAACTACTTTACGCAATAGAAACAAAACGTAGATCTTTCTCAGCTGATAGTTTTAAAACAATATATGAAAATAATTTAGCACCCCTTCACATGTGGTTTAGTATTAGTTGCATAAAGAAAGACTTCCCCACAACTACAGATATAGACGAAATTAAAGATAATTTGAATACACATTTTTGGAACAGTAAAGAAGCCATTAAATTAGCAAAGGTTTTAAAGAATTGTAAAAACCAATGTTACAAATGTCATATGTGTGATGATGTGTTTGGTACTAAAAGAATAGATTCTGTTTTAGAAGTTTAACTCATTTTACGAACTAGTTGTATTTGACGCCGTTTAATTCGTTTTTGCATTATGTTTTGTAAACTAATACTATGACCATGAACTAATGTAAAGTCTTTGGCATTAAATGTTCGTAAGATAGATGTAAATGGTCTAAAGCGATCGCCCAATACAATATTAATAGGAATTAGTCTATTTGATCCCCACCACCATTCGTCTCCCAATTCTAAGAATAACTTTTTTCCTTCTTCTTGCTGAATGTTTTCATATATGTACATAGAACACAAAACATTATCCATATTTTGTATAATGCCAATGAATTCGTTGTTACCGTGAGTGCAAAAACTTAAAAAAGGAAACGAATCTAATAGTTTTTGATATATATTGGGGATCGATGTACTCATAATGCTTTAATAATATTTAGCATAAATACAAGTGGAGTTATTAAGGATGGATATAAATATATGCCTCGAACAATTGAATTTTACAATTATCAAGAAGAGAGAGTCTATACTTATATAAACGATAATTCTAAGACAATAAATTTGCCCATGAATAATAGACCCGTTAAAATTTATAAAAGTACAGACAGTTTAATATCTTTTCGAATAAAGGATCAAGACAGAAAAGCCATGAATCTAAATGGACTTGATCTGACAGCCAATCTAACAAAAACACAGGATAAAACATCTACTATTAGTAGACCCTTGTTATTAACAGATGAATACAATGGTGCGGCAGAATTATCATTAACAGAAAAAGATATAAGACAATTAGAATCAGGATTATATTATCTTACTGTTACAGTTAAAGATGCTGATGATATTGTAAGACCATTATATTCAGACTATAATCAACGAGTAAGTGGGACAGTAGAAATTTTAGATACAGAATTACCAACATTAATTGATAGTACAACATTATCTACATTTACCGAATTGGGCGGTACTGGTAAATTTTTTACAAGTGTAGTAGAAGGCGATGCTAGAAAACATGATAAAACAGGACTACATACATTTGCTGTATATGCTACCGATTTTACCGGTAAATTATATGCAGAAGGTACATTAGATCTTATCGGTAACGATTCTAGTGATTGGTTCACATTAGATTTATCACTTGCTAATCCTTATGCTCTTTTTACTGCATTTTCTGGAGTAGATGCTTTTAACTTTAGTGGAAACATAGCATGGATTAGATTTTATTACGAAGAAGATTCTGCTAATACTGGAACAATTGACAAAATTCTATATAGACATTAAACTAGTAGTATGAGTTTAGTTCTGGAGTTTGTACAGCAATACATACCCTATGGATTTCGTAAAACACCTAGCGGCTGGTTAAGTGGCAATTGTCCAATGTGTATTCATAATGGGCAACCTCGACCAGATAAAAGAGGACGAGGGGGTTTCTTTTTTGATGTAGATAAATTTCAATATAATTGTTTTAATTGTGGTTATAAAACTGGCTGGTCTGCTGGTAGGCATATAACTGCTAGACTTCAAAAGTTATTGGAAATATTAGGTGCAGATACAGCAGACATACAACGATTAAAATTACAACTAGCAACAGAGCAAGAAGTTTTTCAAGAATTTGAATATCAGGCGGCAGAAGAAGAACCTATAAAATTTAATTGGCCGGAAATAGAATTACCAAAAGT